TCCTATAATTGTATTTCCATTTATGGTTAAATCCTCAATTTCCAAATCCCCAGAAATATTAATATTTCCACCAACATTTAAATTTTTTGCAATTCCAACACCTCCATCAATTATTAATGCTCCTGTATTAATATCCGTGCTTTCTGTTGTATTAACATTTTTTATATAATCACATTTAATTCCACAATTAATAATTAAACCATCTTTATTCATATTATTCTCAATAATTGCTTTATTTTGAATTACATATTTATTTATTAATCCGTTTTTTGATAATAAAAAAATGTTTTGATCTGTTAATAATAAAACTCCATCATTTATTATTATTGTTTCATTCCATAAATTTTTATTTTCAATTTCATCAAATAATATAAAATTATTATTATTCAAATAATATATATTTAAATTTAAATCCATAAAAAACCCTCCAAATATTGATAAATCACTTGATAAAATCAAATTTTTCATTGTAAAAGTGTTTAAAATAAGATCAATCTCACAAAAATTATTATTTGACGATGCAATATACATTTTATTTAATTTTATAATAATTGATGATTTAATTGTGGGATAATTAATAAGCGTTTCACTAATTGATGAAATAATTGTAAAAGATGATAAATCATAAATTATAAATCTACAATCTGATATTGAATTACAATATAAAATAATTTTATTATTTATCAAATCAATAACAGAATAATAATATAAAACTCCACTAAATGAAAAATCAATAATATCATCAATATTTAAAGTAATTGTATTTATTTTATTTAATCTTATTTTTGTTGAATCATAAGAAAAATGATAAATATAAGAATTTGAATAATGCAATCCAACATATTCATTTAATGAATTTAATGGAATAATTTGTGAATTTTGATAAATTCCATTTTCATTAATTTTATATAAATGATTATCTGATCTTACAAAATATATAAATCCGTTATAGTAAATTATGTTCCCATTTTGATAAATTGAAGAAGTAAACATTAAATACCATTGAAAATTTAAATTTAAATCATATTTAAATAAGAATATATCAACTGATAAATATATATTTCCGTTTAACAATGTTAAATATCCATAATTTAATGTAGTTTTTTTAATTCCAGTTGAATATTCATAAATATAATTTCTCTTAACAAGATTTAATGAAGTGTCTAAAATTTCCAAATAAGATGGATTAGATAAAGACGTTCCAATATAATATCTGTAAATTAAATTATTATTTATAATTCCTTTTGAATAGTTATTTCCCATACTTGAATCAGTTTTTATTAAAAATGATTGCACATTTAATAAATTATTTGTAGTTAAATTTAAACAATTTAAATCGTTTATATTTGAATTACTTACAATTTCACTATCAATATTTAAATATGATGAGTTTATTCCATCAATATTTAAAGTTTGATGAATATCCTTAACACTTCCATTTAACAAATTTATTAAACTCATATTTTTTAATATATATATAATATAATAATATAATAATATAATTATATAATATAATATATAATAAAAAATGTCAGAAAATAAACATGCTGAAATCTTAAAAAATAAAAATTATATTGATATCACAATTAATAATGATGGAAATCAATCAGATTTTACTTCAAAATGCACAAAATACGTACATTTTGATGCTCCGCTTCTTAAAAAATGTAGTAATTATAAATTATCTGTTGTTAAATGGAAATTAGATTCTGAATCAATTCCATTATCAATTTGTAAATTAGTTGATGGTGGGCAACCTTTAAATGCTGGAACTGACTTTATAACTGCTTACAAAGTTTATATGAAATACGGAACTGATATATATACAACTTCATTATTATTTAATACTACTGATTTTCCAAACAATGTTCCTCTTCCAATTTCTGGTTCTGGTTCAAATTATATTTATAATAATATTGATCCTTATTTTTATATATACTCATACACTTATTTTTATGATATGCTAAATGTTGCATTATCATCATGCACTGCTTTAATTAATACTGCTGAAACTACAACTTACTCTTCTCCGTTTGTAAATTTTGATAGTGCTACTCAATTAGTTTCTTTATATACTCCTCCTGAATTTCTTGATACAGAATCAACACATCCAATTTCTTTATATTTCAATGAAGAATTATCAAGATTTTGCGGGGAAGGATTTAATTCCATTTACATAATAAAAAATAGTATTTCTGGAATTGAAGAAAATTCATATAGATTTATAATAAATGACAATAAATTAAATCAATATGATGAATATTTAAATAAAACATCATCAACTGATGCGCCAACATGGTATAAAATAACCCAAGAATATAATACATCGTCTTCTTTTGAAATATGTGATAGAATATTAATCGTTTCATCGATTCCAACAAAATCTGAAATTATTGGAATCAATAATAATGAAAATGGATCTCTCGATAATTATAATGCAGATTATCAATTACAGAAACAAAACGGTCTACGAATATTATCCATGTTCAATCCAGAAATCGGTGCAGCTGGTTCTTCACGTGGAAGAATTGTATATTCAAATTCAAATATGGATCATTCTGATTTAATAGATTTAACAACAGAACAAGAATTATCATCTTTTACAATTACATTGTATTGGGTTGATAGTAATAGTAATTTATATCCAATCGAGCTTGTTAAAAATAAATCATTTTCAATAAGACTTGCATTTATTGAAAAGTAAAAATTTTTATTATTTTATGAAATAATAAAAATTAATTAAAATAATTTAAAATTGAAGTTCGTTACGAGTAATAAGAGTTCCCGCTTTTTTTGATTTTTTACCAAGTCCAACCTGTCTTGCAATATTCGCATATTGTGCTGTCTGTGGAATTGTACTCATGACATTGCTCACAATCTTATTATCTTTAACCCATTTGAATGCTTTCTTGAACCAATCGCCGATTTTACTTCCACCACTCATTTCAAACCAATCATTATAAGAAATTGGAGAATATTCATTAATACTGCGTAATTCATCATCACTAATCATATTAGTCTTATAACTCATCAGTCCATTGCCAATTGAAATAATTCCGTCATATATTGGAACAATAAAGAAAGTATAATAATGACTATCAGCTGATGTATTAGTAATCGAATAAGTAATAGATAAGTTGCGTTTGCCAGAAAGTCCTGCAATTGAATTTGGGGTTACTATATCAGTTCCAAATTTAAGAAGAATAGGTGAACCAGCAGTACCAGTAAATGTACTTCCAGTCGACCATTGATAACCGTTAAATTGCTGTAGATTCATATTTATACCATTGTTTTTACTTATTTCATATAGTTCTTCATTTGTCGCATTGCTTAGAATTCCACTAACACCATCAAAATCTATAGAAATTGAATTAATTTTTGCAAATGTGTCAGTATATTCTGACGATGTTAATTCAGTCGCAAACTTCTCACTATCACTAACACGTGCATATAATAGAATTGCCGAAGGAGTACTGTTTAAATCTACCATATTAGTCGTACCAGTTGCTGTGCTCGTTGTTGTTATAACTGATGACGATACACTTGTAAGTTTAGGTGCATCGATCATTTGATAATCAAGATAACATATTTCAGGAATCTCTATATTATTAGGCATGAGAGTATTTTTGATATAAAGAGAAGCAGAATTAATAACAACAGAAACTGCTGTTAAAGTAGTTAATGCAGTTACATTAATTGATAGTAAGCGTGCAAGATTAGAAATATTCATTGTAATAGCAAAAGAATTAATATTAAACATTGATTCCTGGTTCATTCTAAATTTATTATTATCACTATTTGAAATTGTAATATAATCACTTATATCACAAGTAAAAACTCCACTTGTCGATGAATTAGTTGTGATAGTTAAATTGTTAAAACAGCCGCGACCCTGTTTATTATAGACATCATTGCCAAAATCTCCATATGCAGAGATTGGATTTTGATTACTTGCAAGCTGTATCGCAGAATATTCAGTGAAATTATCCATTGCAGATGGTATAGAATTGTTTTTTAGCCAATCTTCTGAATAATAACGAGAAAGGCCATCAATTGTACGATTTGGCTGAGTATTTAAACTCGAACCATTAATATCAATTTGAAGACTATCACATATAGAATTTATTGGGAATGCCCTATATCCAATAGCACCACGATTTATCATAACACCACTGCTTGTTCCTGTTAATGTGAACGTTGCATTAATTACTGGTTTTAAACGACGAGAAATAACATTACGATTTGATTGAGGTTCAAGATGAGTAAAACGAATTTGACTTTGAGATACATCACCATTATATTTAAGAATTGATGATTGAATTCCATTTTTTACACTCGTAAAAACTAGTTCTTTATTAGACTTCAAATCAATAGCTGGAGCTTTTATAAGAACAACACTTGGACTTTCCATGTTTGACAAATTATATTATATATTTTTATAATTATTATATTATTAATTTAAATTATAATAAATTAATTAAAAATATAAAAATTATATAATTGTATATTATAAAATGTCTATCCTTAATATTCAGAATGGTTCATACACTTCTAATAATAGCGTTACAAAGGCAATTTCAATATCTGGTGGAATAGCCGCAACTTCTGTTACTTTAAAAATGACTAAAATTGGCAATATTGTTATGATTAATATTCCAGCGTTTTCAGCTGCTGCTACGTCAGCAGCAACTATGACTGCAGCGGCAGCATCAATTCCTGCAATATTTTGTCCTAGTTCCGATTCTTATTTTCCATTATATGTAATTGACGATATAACAACAAGTTGGGGTATTTTAAAGATTGATAGCGATGGTTCTATTATAATATCTAAAGCTGCCGAAGCAGTTTTTACAACAGGCGTTGCAAATGGTATTTATAATAATCATATTACTTATACAACTTCTTAATAATTTTATTTATTTTACAAAAATAAATAAAAATAATTTTTTTTTATTTTTCACAACCAAAATAATACATATAAAAATATGTAGATGTAATTCCACATATTGTTCCAATAAGCATTCCAATTATTGAATAAACTCCATTTGCTTGACAATCTTCAATATTATTAAAACATTCTCCCCTTATATTAATTTTTGGAGTTTTACCAAGGAGATTAATATTTTCATCATTATTATTAATCATATTTTATATTATTTTGTATATTATATATTATATTAATATTTTTAATTTAATGTATTTTATATATATACAAAATTATTTAAACGATTTAATAATATAAATTATATATATATATAAAATGCTTACTTCAAATAAAACAGAATATCCAATATGTAATGAATATAAAGGAAATGAATTAATAAGAACTATTTATTATAAAGATATTGTTAGAGATGATGAAAAAATTCATAAATATATTTGCAATGATTGTAATAGAGAATTCAAATCAATAAATCTTTTAAATAAACATCGTGAGATTTGTAAAGTAAGACAACACAAGATATCCATCTATGAAACAATAAAAGAATATAAGGGTGAAGAATATTTAAGAAGAAAAATTGAAGAAGATAAAAAAAGAATTGAAAGTGAAAAACTTTCAATTAAAACAAATGGAAAATTTTCATTATTTATAAATAATTTACAGAATAGAGAAAAATTAAATATATTTATTTCTGGACAAAGTGGATGTGGAAAAACGACATGCATACGAGATATATTATTAAATTATTATAAACAATTTCCAAATCGTCGAATAATCTTATTTTCAGGTCAAACTCAAGAAATTATGCTTGAAGAATTAGAAATTCCAAAATTCAAAAAAATTTTAATTGATGATAGTTTTATTAAATTTCCTATATCAATAGATGAATTGAGAAATTCGCTTGTTATATTTGATGATGTTGATGCAATTCAAAATAAGAAATTAGATATTGCAATTCAATCATTATATAATGAAATATTGAAAAATGGCCGTTCACACGATGGAGATAGAAATAATGATATTGATTGTATAATTACTTGCCATGTTCTACTTGGTGCAAATAGAACAAAGACTATTATAAATGAAAGCACACATATTATTTTATTTCCTCAATATACACAAACACACTCATTATCTACAATGTGCAGTAAATATATAGGATTATCAAATAATGATATAAAAGATATCAAATCATGCAAATCAAGGTATATTATTATTCATAAAAATATTCCTCTTTATACTTTATCACAAAAAGAATTAAAATTAATTAAATGATTTTATTCGTCATTCTCAAAACAAGATAATCTGGAGAAATTTCATATTTTTTACAATTTTTATAAATAAAATTTTTATATTCTTTATCAGTTAAATTTTTATACATAATTCTTATTATACAATGTCTTCCACACGTTGCAATATTTTGATTATCTGATTGATATTTAATATTATTATAATGTAATTCATAATTTGGATTTGAATAAAACATTAATTTATTAATATTATTTTTAATTTGATTTGTTTGTTTCAAATATTTTTTATCAAAATAATTTTTTAAATTATTTTCTGTATTTCCATAAGAATCAAAAAATTCTATATAATTACCATTTTTAATAACACAAACCCAATGGTTCATTCCTTTATTTTTTATTAATATTACACAAGAATTATTAATAAAAATATCATCGATATTATGAATATTATTTAAATCATGATACCATATTATGTTTGTTCTAATAGAATGATTAATATCTCTATCTGATAATGCATAATTTATTAATTTTTTATTATTATTATTCATAATATTATATTATTAATTAATATAATTATTAATTAATACAATAATTAATAATTAATATAATAATTAATAATTAATTAATATAATAAATTATTATAATAATATAATATATAATATTATAAAATGGTTATTTCAAAAGCGTCATCTCTAATAAATGCTGGTTCAGTAAAGGCGAGTTCAATTTATGCTGCTGGTTCAATCTCCGCGTCTGGTTTTAAGAAATATAAAAAACTTGGTGGTTATATTCCAACTATTGATTATGTTACAGAAAATTATACAAAACAAAAAATCAATGATTTAATCGAATCGTCAGATGATACGACATTTTTATGGAATACTTTAATTCCGAGATATAAAGCCCGTATTATTGCATTAATTATAAAGAAAGTTCATGATAAAGCAGCAAATAAAGATTATAAATTAACTAAACAATCTTTAGCAAAGGTTTATAAAGCAAAAGAACAGATACATAATATTTTATTGAGCATGTTTCCAAAAAGAATTAAAGCATTTGATTCTAAATTACAAAATGCCTTAAATAAAAGTAAAGAAGATTTTTATTATATGTATCTTCAAACTAACAAATCAATTCCAAAAACTCGCACAGAACAAGAAAATTTTCTTGCATCGTATTATGAATATCTATCTTCTATAATTATTAAATTTGAAAATGAAGGTAAAACTCCAACAATTAAACAGATGTTTTATGATAAAGACTTTAATCTTAATAATCTTATAAAAACTGGTGAAGATGCTGATAAATTCAGAGATAATATGATTGACGCATATCAATCAAAGAAATATAAAATGAACTTCCCAGACGACTTAGAAGATGAATTATTTAAAGGTAAATTTAATAAAACATACGATTTAGAATATGAAGCTGATCCTGAAGCAGAAGAAGCAGCATCTGGATTAATTAATTTTGATGTTGGTGGTCGTAAAAGAAAAGCAAAAAAAACAAAAAAATCAAAAAGTGTAAAATCAAAGGATGAAATTTATCAGATGCGTCTTAAGAATTTAGAGAAAGCTCGTGCTGCTCGTCGTCGCAACATTTAATTTTTTTTAATATAAATTTTTCTCTTTTTGACAACTTAATATTATTATAAATAATATTTGGTGTATAATAATTAATCTTACACGGAATATTATTTTGTTTTATTTCAATAATATTATTCATATATTCACATATTTTATTGTATGTTTCATCTGTTAAACGATTAAATTTTATACAAATTTCATCGTTATTTATTGAAATATAATCTTTATTTTTATCATCATTATTAATAATTCTGTATAAATTTATTTGATGTTTTTTATCTTTCAAATTATTAATTTTTGAAGCAAGTCTTTTTTTAAATTCATAATCATATTTTTCCATACTTTTATATATATTAATATATATATAAAATAATTTTTATGTAAAATTAATTATAAATAAAAAAGATTAAGAAAAAAAACAAGTCTTTTTAAAGATTGATTTTTTTTCTTAATCTTTAAAAAGAGAAAGAAAAAAACACAAACTTTAAAAAACAAAATCTTTATATAACACGTGTTATATAAAGATTTTGTTTTTTAAAGTTTGTGTTTTTTTCTTTC